CCCCCATCAGGGGGGCCAACATCACAACCAAGGAGGTTTCAGTCATGCCATACGTGGCCTCTTCTCGTACGACCGGCTCGAGGATTTCATCTTCGAGCGGATCGGACGGGCGAGTTACTACGTATGATGCCGCAACCAAGTATCAGTTTACTCACAGTTTTCGGACTGGGAGTCAAATTGAATCTTGGCCAGGGGTTGACTACGTCAAACCTGACCCTCTGAGCGAGACTTATGATACTCACCTGAAAGGTGATATCTTTAGTCAGCTGGCCTACCGGAAGCAATTTATCGAAAGACAAATTACTTCCATCCAAAGTAGGTCAGGTGCTCCTTCCCACTTTCTCTTAGGAGATATTGGGCATGAGTTCGCTACAGCGAGCGTAAAATTCACTCCCGTTGGTGTGAACACCGTTCGGCATATTCAGTCATCTACTGGTGTAGTGACGAATATGACGAATTTGGTTCCACTCAACACGAGGACAATGATAACAGACGGAAGGTTAGTACTTTCCGATGCTCTCATTGATCCCTTCTCGGGATATTTCCGCCCGCTCGGGGCCCACTTCTCAAACCAGGGATCATCTTTCGGACCTACTCTTGCGAGTGTCCGAGCCACTGCTGCTAATCACATCAGTGAGATGAACCCCTTCGCAGCCAAGGCCTCTCTCTTATCAACTCTTTTGGAGCTGGTAAGGGGAGATATTCCTGGGCTGTTGAAGTCACTTAGAAGCCACTTCAGTCTTATCACAAGGCTGAAAGCTTCTGGAGTGAAGAAGGCTGGTAAGACGCTCGGAGACGAGTATCTTAACATTACCTTCGGTTGGGCGCCTATTATCCGGGACGTTGAAGCAGCGATCAAGGTTTTAACAAAACTTGATCGTCTTCTATTTCCCTCTGATAGTAGTCGGAGAAGTGTTGACAGAAATGTTTCCACGCGGGGCGCTACCTTCACAGGTAGTACCCCTTTGTCGATTGGTAACGCTTTCGCGCAACAAACGACAGGCGGACCATACTGGGCCATTAATAGTTACTCTAGCAATAGAGCGCCTACTAATGAAGTCCAAGTGGCCGCCACTGGAGAGATTTCTGTTCTGGAGAACTACACCGTGAGAACCACAGCGAGGTTTAATACGACCGCTCGTCCTTCAATGACTAACAATAGTCATTTGGATAGAGCGATCGATTTACTCGGTCTGGAACTCACGCCTGAAGTGATCTGGGAGTTGACTCCGTGGTCTTGGCTGATCGACTGGTTCTCAAACATGGGAACCGTAGTCGGGAATCTTACGACTCTCGGCTTGTCGAATGTGATCCTTAATTACGCATATTCAACCCATAGATTAGTTTCTAGGGTCGGAATGGTGTGTAAGCCTACGATCGTCTCTACAGGTAATGGAGCACGCAGTTCAACTGGGTACTTCAGCTATCTGTACGAGATCGATCATAAGGCCAGGATCGCAGCCTCACCTTTCGGTTTTGATGTGTCCCTTGGCGCGCTTTCAGCGGGCCAGTGGGGCATCCTCACTGCTCTTGGCCTGGCCAGGAGCAGGTAGACAACTCAACAACAATTGAATAAGGAGAGATTGTGGCCTATCAGGATCCACAAACTGTGACAATCGGTACCACCCCAGGTGCTACCACGCTTCCGCGTGTTAACACCGGATCGGATGTTGGAAAGTTTTCCAACTACGATTCAAAGGTGAACCTTGAGGTTTCGACGGCTTACGGAAAGCGGTCGCGGCATGTGTCGCGGCTTAACTTTTCGAAGGTCGTCACTGACCCGCTCGTGTCATCGACTAATGTCGGTGTCAGCGGAACGGTCACCCTCACGATTGATGTCCCACCGTCGGGATTCTCTGCACTCGAGCAGAAGGATCTCGCGTTGGCCCTCATCAATTGGCTCACTGCCAACACCAACGCAGCTTTGATTAAGCTGATCGCTGGTGAAAACTAGATGGATTTCCAATACAGTGTGTTGGGAACTGCACTCATCGTGCTGCTCTCAGCTACTGTATGGTTCCTTCTGGTTGTTCGTAAGAACAGGCAGTAGAGTCGTCCAGTTAGACGACCCAGATTAGATCACGACTGGAACCGCACCCCTTAGAAGGAGGACAGTTGAAAAGCCAGTTTGATCTCCAAGCAGAGCATCTGAAAGATCAGATGTACCTGCTAGGCTGTGATGCCACCAGGGATCTCGTAACCATGAGATCCCGAGTCGAACACGAGGGTGAGGAATTCCTCACTCTCACGCTCCCGACTCTTGGCAAGCTTCTCGAGAGAGGCTTAGCCGAGGGCCAACTGGTCTATCCGAGCGCTTTTGCTTTCAAGCAAAAGAGCAAGGAGGACAAGCGTCCTGCATTTCTGCATGACGTGTTCAGTCGAGTGTTCGATGAGTGTGGCATCCTTCTTGTGGCCCCGTCCATACAGGCCGTGCGCTGCATTCGTGAAGTTTCAAACCTTCACGGGAAGCTCAAAGAGCTTCCAACCCCTGACAGGGTTTCTGCAGCATTACGATCCTATGTGGAGACGGATAAAGCCATATCTGATGTCGACATTCCTCCCGAACTCATTCGTGAGTTTCGGGCAATGTCTCTTCAGACATGGGGGTCCTACTTCGATCGCATGGAGAATTTTGTTCGAAAGAACGAGTTTCTCTCTGCGGCGCAGCATGGACCCGGTGCAGTGGCCCAGAAACTTACCAGTAATGGTAAGTGGACTAGTAGAGAATGGACTGAGCGTCTTGACGCTTGGTTTTCAGCCACTCTACATCTAGCCACGTCTCTCTCTTACGAGGGAGACGATCTAGTTCTGCATCCGCCTGGCACAGAACCACCCGCAAGGGTGATTTCTGTACCTAAGACGGCGAAGGGCCCTCGTATTATCACTGCTGAACCGGTTTATAACCAGTTCATTCAGCAAGGCCTGTCAAGCCTTTTTGAATCATGGATGTTTGAACATCCATCAGTGAGCTACGAGTTCCAGGAACCAAATAGGGACCTTGCTTTGCAAGGTTCGATAGATGGTTCTTACGCTACCATTGACCTCTCTGAGGCCTCTGATCGCGTATCCCTTCACATCGTGAAGAACCTCTTGAAGTATTGGCCGGGATTGCTCTCGGCTATACTTTCATGTAGGTCTCAACGATCGATTCTCGATGACGGCACTATCGTGCTGTTACGGAAATTCGCGTCGATGGGCTCTGCTTTAACGTTTCCCATTGAGACTCTTGTCTTCGCGACAATTGTCAAAATGGCGTTAAAGCGGTCACAAGAAGGGGTAGAGGGTCACTCTTTGACCCACTACCGCGTATATGGTGATGATATTATCATCCCCACGTACGCAGCCAACGAGTGCGTGAAACTCCTTGAGGCTTTCGGCCTCAAAGTGAATTCCGACAAGTCTTTCATGAAAGGAAACTTTCGTGAAAGTTGTGGAGGAGACTATTTCCATGGCTCCCCGGTTACACCGGTAAGAGTTAGAAAGAGGCTCCCGCGCACTCGCAGCGACGTTGAAGAAGTCGTGTCGATGGTTGCTTTCCGTAACCTGTACTGGAAACAATACGGGAAAACGGAATTCGTCACGAGTCTCGATGCACACATTGAAAGTATAATACCTTTCCCTGTGGGTCCCGAGACCGCTGACGCGCTTGTCAAGTGGGATTATATCCAAGCCTTTGAGGGCTGGGATATGGATCTTCACTTGCCATATGTCATGGGTGTTAGGCCGGTATACCAATACCGTTCCGACCCCCTTGACGGCGTGTCTGCACTTCTCAAGTTTTTCTGGACTCCATTTAATGAAGATCAGAATCACTTGCAACGTGCTGGGCGTCCCATATCTGCCAAATTAAAATATGGGAAGGTGCTAATCCGCAAGGATTAGCACCGGACCGACGCAAGTCGGTGAATCGAAAGATTCCGTGAGGACGGGGTCTCCCCGTCGAGGGGGGCCCCGACAGTTTT